CCACTACCTGCGATAACGCTCAGGATACTTTTTTTATACGCGAAGAGCTGGACTAGTTTGCGGAAGGAGGGGGAGTTCGTTGCCTACATGACCTGGGTCTTCGAGAACTGGTCGATGCTGAGAGCTGGACCATTTAAGTGGATGCAGGATTTTCCAATAACCCCAGCGGCTAGGATAATTATAAGCACAAAGCTCCGCCCTCTTATCGAGGAAGCCTACCAGCAAAAAGAATGGTGGTCGAAGTGGGCAAAGATGGATGAGTACGAGCGCAGGGTACACTTCCTTACCGTAAACAAAGGTATTGATAGGGCCAAGGCTGAGAGCATCGCAAAACGCGAGACCGGCTTCAGGGACGAAGTCGAAGTGATAAAGCAAGAACGCAAAAAGCTGGAGCTGGCCGCACTTAGGGTTAAGCAGGCATACGAGCAGGAGAGAGCCGCTTCGCGCAGGCAGCAGGAGCGTAGTGGCAAGCCTACTGCCCCCTCGATTCAAAACGTAGAAGGCGATTTCGGTACATGGGACTAAAATGATTACTCAAAAAGAAAACAAAAAGGCGGCTGCTTTTTTCAGATCCAGGCTTCCGCTGGACTACCACGACACAAAACGCTCTTTGGCCTCAGAAGGAGAGCATGGGGAACGGGTTATAGCTTGGATTGCTACTGATGGCCTGAGGAAGGTTAGCGAGAGAGGAATGGTGATAGAGGTCGTAGGTAAGAGCGCAAAGAGCCGTGATATCTTCTACTTAACTGCTAGGGCTCTTATACTTAGATCTGTTTCCGTGCAGTGCGGCTACCCGATAGACTTTTTGCCTGAGAGGCTTACTGAGCAACTCAGGGAAGACATTGTAGAGCGTGGTGTTCTAGCCCTAGACAAAATGGGGTGGGAGACAAAGTCCTTCCTAGACCCCTCACAAACTTATGAGATAGAGGTATTTATAGAGAGGTGGCTAAACTCAGGGAGGTCGCTTCTGATGCGGTCGGAGGTCGCACTATCTGTGAACCCACAGTGGAGCGATGAATTTAAAAATTTTTTAAAAAGAAGGTTGAGCACCACGTTCACCGTTGGATAGGCTTACAAAAATATGTCTGCTGGTAAAAATTTTCTGCGCTTGGTCATCGACGCACGCGAGGCGCAATATTTTCGGAGAGCGACCGAGGACTTGTTCATAGAAGGCGAGGTAGAGGCCTACAGATGGGTTAGGAACCACCTTGATACCTACGGGGCGCTGCCGACCCTAGAGGAGCTTGTAGAGGCCCAGCATGAGCTTCCAGAGCCTCGTAGGGCCAGTAGTGCCCAGTACTATCTGGACCAGCTAAAGAAGAGGTACGCTTACTCTCAGGTAAACCAGCGCCATCCTCAGTTGGTCGAGGCAATGAGGCACCGAGATACCGACGGCGTGATCAACGTCCTGGCTGAGATGCTGCAAGAAGCGAGGAGGGCTACTGGAGGCGCATCGTACTCAACTATCGCGGATCAGTTCGATGTAGTCGCTACCGAGTATAGGGAAGCCAAGGAGAACCCAGGCTTGCGCGGAATAACAACGGGCTGGGACACCCTCAACCTCGCAACCAATGGTCTGGTAGGGGGAGACCTAATTGTGATCGCTGGCAGACCTTCTATGGGAAAGAGCTGGCTAATTTCGCACATGGCCTTTTCTGCGGCAGAGGCAGACCTAAAAGTGGCCTTCTGTTCAATGGAGATGAGCCTTAAACAAATCGCCCGTCGATGGCTCGGGATGAAGACCGGCATCAATCCAAACTTCATCAGAGCAGGGGAGGTAGGGACGTATTCGGAGGAGCGGATGCTAGACGCCATAAACGATCAGAGGAATAAGAAGCATATCCACCTCCTGGGGGGTGACATGGCAAAATCCGTTTCCTCTGTAGAGTCGATGGTGCTGGAGTTTCAGCCGGACATACTTTTTGTAGATGCCGCCTACTTGCTGACCCCGAGCGGAAGAAAACAAGGCTACGTCTCCAAGTGGGAGAGTATTGCGGAGGTGGTGCAGGAACTAAAAAAGCTGAGTATTCGGTACGATATTCCGGTTGTGATTTCCGTACAGTTCAACAGAAACCAGAAGAGTAAATCGAAAAGCCCACTAGACCTAAGCGACATCGCAGGCACAGACTCAATTCCTCAAGACGCATCAATCGTCATGGGTGTTCGTAGCGGTCCAAGCCCAAACGAAAGTAACCAAAGGATCATAGAGGTTATGAAGAACCGAGAAGGGGAGACCCCAAAGTTCGCAACCTCATTCACATTTAGCCCAGTTAGAATGCACGAAGTCCCTCTTATCGAAGAGGGAGAAGAAGGCTTGGCAATGGACGACGATTACAGCTCTTACGTATTATGAATCGATATAACACTACAAACATTAATGTACTTAAAGGTAAAACACCAAAAGTACTAGTTATAACCGATGCCTTATCAGGCGCTGCTTACGAGCGTGGTGACGTAATGACAAAACCTGCTCATACCTTATTTATTAAGGAGGCGGAGAAGAGTGGGTTCTCTGAAGAGGATTTTATTTTCATCACACCATGCCCGCCTATACCGAGTGAGTTTGAGGGATCGGAGTCGAAGATCGGCAAGTTCATTGCACAATATCACGAAGAGTTTTTGGAGATAGTCGCTAAAGAGAAGAAGAACTGCCGTGCAGTAATAACATTGGGTAAATGCGGCAGCAGGCAGCTATCTGGAAGAGCTACCCAAATCACTAAGGCCAGGGGGACGTTCTGCACTACAGCGGCTACAGATGCGCTGCCTGTCCTGCCGCTGCTAGGGCCGTTTCATGTCCTCCGTAGACCGGAGATGCGCGATGTTTACGACGCTGACTTCAGACAACTAAGTGGCCTTAAAGAGGTAGATTGGGATCTAGAAGCCTATTTAGCCGGATGCGGAACGGAAAGGTACAAGTGGGTTAAGGACATTACAGATCTACTTGAGAACCCACCTAGCTGTGTCGCCGTTGACTGCGAGACGGTCGGCCTGGACTGGCACTCAGAGGGCTTTAGAATACTGAACGTATCAATAACTCCAAAAAAAGGGGTATCATTGGTGATACCATTGGATGTTGAATACGCTAACAATACTGCATTACACGGCAAAGGCACTCCATCATGGATGAAGAACTTATCTAAAGATGATGTAGATAAATCTATAGAGCAGATTAAAAAGTTTTTAGCTAATCCAAAGGTAGCTGTGGTCGGCCATAACTTGAAGTTTGATATTCATGTTTTAGATACCATAGACGTAAAGATAGTTAACTGGTACGTCGATACCATGCAGTTAGCATTCTGCGTTGACGAGAATATGCAATCGAAGTCACTCGATGATTGTGTACGTAGATGGCTATCAACTCACGCAGGATATGCTGATGAGTTTAATCGTAAAACCGATAAGAGTAGAATGGACCTTGTACACCATGACGAAATGCTGGCGTATGCGGGTGGAGATACGGATGTAACCTATAGGTTGACCGAGGTATTACTTCCAATAGCCAAGCAGGACGAGCGGAATTACAGGACATTCACAAAGATACAGATGCCCTCTTTGAGGACCTTTGTCGCTATGGAAAAGGATGGGGTGAAAATCGATATCGATGCTCTACAGGATCTCAGTAGCGTCTTGGAAGATCGAGAGAAGGCATTGTACCAGGAGCTTCTGGACGAGGTGCCGCCAGAGGTACTTCGCGAGTTTGAGGGTAACTTGAACTTTGGTTCTCAAAAGTTCTTGATCGCGTGCTTATTCGGGCCGAATGCGATCCGCGACCCAGAGACAGGTAAAAGGCTAAAGCCCATCAAGTATACCTCTTCTACCGAAAAGCTCAGTCTCGAAGAACGAGTCCCCTCGACGAGCGCCAAAGATCACCTGCCGTACTTTGAGCACGTATCGTTTGTCAGAAAGCTGATCCAATACTCAAAGCTGCAAAAGGTTAGGTCCACCTACGTCGGGACCGACTCACATGCGCTATCCAGAAAGGTGAGCGTGCTTAAAAATGGCAAGCTACCAAAAGCCGTGTCTGACGTACTTGAGCGTGCTGGTATTCAAATTCCAAAGTCCAAACAAGTCAGACGAAGAAAGGCTATCTTCGAGCAGGCGCAGACAGTCAAGGACGGCACAAAGACCTATAACGTAGATCGTTTTGGAAATGTGACGATAGTCGAGCACACTGAGGCAAGCGGGTTTTGGCAGTTTTTGAACCGGGCTAGGAATACGATCCACACTTCGTTCCTGCTTCATGCGACAAACACTGGCCGGACAAGCTCCAGGTCGCCCAACCTGCAAAACACTCCAAAGCGTGGAGAAATGGCAAAGGAGTTCAGAAAGATCTTTTCTCCTCCTATTCAGGGCTGGAAGTTCCTAGAACTGGATTACTCCCAGGTTGAACTAAGGGTCGCTGCGTGGATGGCTAACGAGAAGCGGATGATCGAGATCTACCGCCAGAACGGAGACATTCATGCTGCAACTGCCGCAGCGGTAACCGGAGTATCGTTCCAGAAATTTGCGGCAGGGAGGAAAGATACTACACTCCTAAAGGACGTAGTAGAGCAATGGCCAGGGGCGGACAAGTACCTACGCGGGCTCTCCCCTTCTGAACGCCAGAAAGCCACCGTAAAGACCTACTGCGACATCAAGCGGTATCAAGCCAAGGCGGTGAACTTTGGCTACCTTTACGGGATGTGGTGGAAGAAGTTCAAGACCTACGCAAAGACTGACTACGGCATCGATTACACCGATCAGGAAGCAGAGCAGACCAGAATTCAATTCTTCAAGAATTACCCATTCTTGGAGAGGTGGCACAAACGCATGAAGGGGATGGCTACGGAGTCTGGGCATGTTAGGGCATTACATGGCTCCCTTAGAAGACTACCAAACGTAGAGAGCTTTGACGACTCCATCGTTCAAGGATCTGAGAGGCAAGCTGTTAATGCTCCTGTACAGAGGTTTGCATCTGACTTGGGCCTGATTGCTGTCAACCGCGTATTCCGAGATGCGCCCCCAGGGCTCATCCGGCCAGTGCTGTTCATTCACGACGCTATCGTCCCTTGCGTACATCCAGACTACGTCGATGAAGCTGCCTCAGCGATAAAGTATTACATGGAAAATCCACCGCTGAAAAGCTGGTTTGGGATTGAAGCTCCGTTCCCGTTATTGGCCGATGTTTCTGTCGGGGACAACCTCGGAGAGATGGAGGAGAGGCCGGATATCGTCGCCAAGAAACCAGACTGGTATCAAAGCGGACAAGATCACAAACAAGACTCACTCATAGACTTAGAAGGATGGGGCAGGCTCCAGAGAATGGGCTCGATCCTCGTTGATTAAATATTTTTCAAAATAAGTTGCGCAGCTTTTATGCTGTGGTAGCTTCAGACCGTCAGCACCGCTGGCATCCACATCCAAAAAAAAACTAATATGGCATCAATTGCTTCCAAACTAACCCAGACCACCTCAGCTCCTACACGCACTCGCAAAAAGCCGGATGCGGCTATGGTAACGATGGAGCGGCTTGCCGCTCAGTACCACCAGTATAACGTCGCCGCAAACGCGGCCAAGCGGGCGGCTGAAAAGGCTCGCGAGGAGTTGTATACTGCGATGAAGGTTGCGAACGTAGACTCGTTCGTGACGAAGGCGGAGTCAGAGGTAGGCTCGTCAGTCCTGATCGAGGCCAAGGTAAAATCAACCGTCAGGCGGGTGATCGATGTGGAGGCTTTGGCAAAGTTTGTTTCGCCGGAGGTGTTCATCAAGGTCGTATCTGCAACTCAGAAGTCAGTGGTAGACCAGTGCGGATCTGACCTGGCACTGAGGTGCTCACGCGAGGAGCAAGGCGACGAAAATGTGTCGGTAGCAGTGGTCAAGTAGCCTGTCACAGATTATAATAGCCAGCCCAGTAACTTGGGCTGGCTCTTCTTATGGAAGAGCACCTTGCTGACCAAGCAGTCGCCATTGCAAATGACCCAAGCCTAAGGGTGGATTGTAAGCTAGGCAGGAAACAGCATTTTCTGGTTACGTATTTTTTCAACAACGAGCTAGATAACGGACTGTCAATTAAGATCAGTGCCTGTTGCCTTGGCGAGGCGCATGGTATGGCGTATTTCAAGCTGTGGAATGAGGCGCTGACTTATGTCGAGGAGGATAAGGCGATAACCGACATATTGATAAAGCTAGGCCCGATAATTTCAGAAGGGAAAGAACTATGAGTACACATCAAATTACATGGACGCAATGGACGGTGCTCAACGAGACTATAGCGTCTGAACGGCTGCGCTCTAAGCAACTATGCGAGCAGGTAGAGGCGCTTACCAAAGAGAATAAGCAGCTATCCCAGGGGCTTAAGATCTTGTCAGAGGAGCTATTTAAAAATGAAAGAGACCTTACTAAGGGATATTCTAAATGAGGTAGGGGTGGTCCCCTTCCACAAGAATCGGAGAAACTGGCTCATCTGTAAGTGCCCATTCGCAGAGTACCTGCATGAGTATGGTACAGATACGAATCCAAGTTTCTTCGTGAAAATTGCGGATGATGGCTACTCTGGGTTCAACTGTTTTACCTGTAAGCAGACAGGCAATCTTACGCGGTTCTTTGAAAAGCTAGGAGGGCTACGTGGGCATGACTACAACTCACTGGCAATCCGGTCTATGCTTGAGGAGACCCCCGACAACTTTCAGGATTGGGAGGCGACGAAGGAGTCCGAACCTAAACTCGCACCCATAGATAGGGGCCTGTACTTCAGGATGTACCCAGATGTTCTATCCTCAAAGAAGGCCGTCGATTACCTGTCTAAAAGGGATATCTCGGTGGAAACATGTGAGCTACTCAGATTAAGATTTGACCCTGACGAGAGCCGTATACTGTTCCCAGTGTTCGACGGGGCGGAGCAGCTTTTTGGGTTTACAGGCAGGACAATTCTTTCAAAGGATCAGTGGCCGAGCCAGAAGTTTGCGAAGGTCAAAGACTACTCTGGGCTTAAAAAAGACCGTCTGATTCTTGGAGAGAACCTGATACAGCATGAGAAGCCCATACTTTTGGTCGAGGGGCTATTTGCATTGGCTAATATGTACGAGATCGGTGCGGATCACTTTTGCTCTCCTATAGCATCTATGGGTTCGCATCTATCTGATTATCAAGCAGCTATCATAGCTGACTACGGCTTACCAGTCTATCTACTGTACGACGATGATGCAGCAGGTAGGCAGGGCGTATATGGCACGATGAATAAGAGCGGAAAGCATGAGGGCGGAGGTGCCGCTGATAAACTCAAGGTTCACGTACCCACATACGTAGCCCGTTACCCTTCCGGTGTACAAGATCCAGATCACCTTACCTTTGAAGAGGTTAAAGACATCGTAGACGGTCAAGAAAACTTTATGGCTTAATTGCCTTCCAAACTTTCGTGGATCTGATATCCACGGATACCCGCTAGTCGGAAATCAAACACAAAAACAAAAACATGAGTGAAGTAACACGCAGACGAGTAACAGCCCCAGTAGCAAACACTGAGGTGCAAGAGTCCAGAGTTGGACGTATGTTTCAGGATGAAGAGCAGCGAGTCCAGGCAAAGGCCGATAAGGCGCTTATGCCCTTTCGCTTTTGGCTTGAGCCAGGAGCCGAATGCGAAGTGACGATTCTGGACGAATCATTGGAAGCCGGATTTGCAAGGCCGGAACACAACCTCAAAGGCGCTGACGGGAAGTACGGTAATATCGTACCTTGCGTTCGAAATGAGGCAGAGTGTCCTGTTTGTAAGTCGGATCGCGAATCGACTTTGGTTCTCTACCTTAGCGTTTTGGTTCATCGCCCATATACCAGCAAAAAGACTGGAGAGGTGAAGGAATATTCCAAGATGTTTCTCTGCCTCAAACGTGGACAGTACAACGACTTTGCACGCATCGAGAAGGCTGCTTTGAAGAAGTATAAAACCTTTCGAGGAGTGACTCTCTTGTTGGCGAGAGATAAGGAACGCAACTCCTACGGTACTGGGATGCCTATCACTGGCGAAGAAGGCAACATCATTGTAGACTTCTACGGCGAGGAAGACCTTGTGAAAGAATTCGGACACAAGGAGATCAAAAACCGTGAGGGCAATAAGGTCATCCGCGCAGCAAACGATGACATCACGCCCTACAACTATAAAGGATTGATGCCCGCACCTGATGTGGACGAGTTCCTTGAAGAGTTTGGTAGTGGAGCAGCGCCTGGCAGTCGTAGGGCGAGTCAGTCTTACAAACAAGACGAGGAAGCAGCGACCGAAACCGTTGCGCAGCCAACGGCAAGACGCCCAAGGGGCGCTCAGGCCGAGTCAGCAGCCGTGGTTAACGATTCCGATGACGATGCTGAGGTGGAGGCCGCACCGCTCAGGACACGCCGTGGGAGGACACCAGTAGCGACAAAAGCTGAAGACGACGATATCAATTTCAGCTAGTTTGAACGATGTGCAAAAGGGAAGATGGCTAGTATCTCCAATCTATTTTGGGTCTTAAAGTCTGAGATTTCGAAGTCCGAGATCACTCAGGCCAAAAGACTACTAACCGTCTTCCCTAAGCCATCGCCAATCGATCCAATCCCGCCGGAAAAGATAGAGCAGTTTGTCGAGACAGAGACCGAGTTGGGTGTGCCTTTTGCATTTGCGGAGGGCAGGTGGCCAAATATGCGGGTGGTAGACCATACTTCATCTGGAGCCCTATCCTACTCTACAGCACGGCTACCAAACCCACTGCACCCACAAGCACCGCCTGGACAGAAGAAGTTCTTTGATGACCTTCTTATCGCCACTAAAGACTACTGGTCTGTATTGGCTGTGGCTCCTACCGGAACGGGTAAGACGGTAGCGATACTAAACACAATTGGTGTTTTAGGCGTGACCGCGATGATTGTCGTACCTTCTACGGTACTGGCAGACCAATGGGTCGATGAGACAGTTAGGCACCTTGGTATTGATCCGAGCGAGATAGCGGTTCTAAAAGGCTCAAACGACCAGTGGATGGGTAAGAAGATAGTGATCGCAGTTATTCACAATCTTTTTCTAAAGGATTGGCCTGATTCGTTTAAGGAATACTTTGGGCTAGTTGCATGGGATGAGTGCCACAAGCTAGGTGCCAGGGTATTCTCTACGACAATGTTTATGTTCAAGAGCCGCTTTAAGATAGCGGTTACTGCCACTCCAAATAGAAAAGACGGATGCGATGCAATCTACAAAAATTATTTTGGAGAACCACTAGTAGTCGCAAAGGCAAAGGCTTTAGAGTGTGATTGTTACGCGATAGACTTTCAACACATAGGCACAAAACATTATTGGATTTCAAAGTGTAAGTCGGATGTCAAACCACTTCAGTGGCTTTCAAAACTATCGCAAAGGAATGAGATGATAGTAAACCTTGCCTGTAAGCTCTACGACGATGGCTACACGATTGTGGTATTGAGTAGATTCATCGAGCACGTAGAGTTGATAATAGACGGGCTGGTGGCATCGGGGATACCTAAGCAAGAGATCGGGCAATTTACTAGGAGCACAGCCTCTGGTAAGAAGCACGGCAAGGCGTTCCTAGATAAGGTAAAGGCGGAGTCCACTATAATCGTAGCCACCTACACAATGATGAAGGAAGGGGTAGACATCCCTAGGCTAGATGCCGGTATTGAGGCGTTACCATCCGCAGACAACATACAAGCCATAGGCCGTATACGGAGACCGTTCCCAGGCAAAAAGAGACCAAAGTGGTTCTCGATCATCGACAAGAAGATAGCTATTTTCGAAGCCTACGCTAGAGCTAGGTTTAGAGGCTTTGAGACCTGTAACGTAAAAATTAAGCAGTTAGATAGACAGTCAATATAATACACACGACATGAGCACAGCAAACAGGAGAAGGGTAAAGACAGTCACAGTAGAGTCCTCTGTAAAAAAGAATGACGAGGTCATCAGTGTTACGAAACCTAGTACATTGAAGGAGACTACAGAGATTAAGCAACATATGGGGTATGTCACGGTTGAGGGAGGAGTGACCAAGAACCTCGGGGACTACAACTCTGCTCGTATCGGAGTGACCGTGAGTCTACCTTGTGACCCCTCTTTGGAGGCAGCAGAGAAGGCATACGTGCAGATCTCTAAGCTGGTAGATAAGCTGATGAACGAGGAATACGACAAGGTAATGTCCACTGAAGGCTAACATGGCTACTACACGACAAAGAGCTAAACAGGCTGCTCCGGCCACAAAGCAGGAAAAGCCACAGGCTGGCCTACCTAAAGACGTTTTAGAGTCAATGGAGAGGATCAAAGGAATCCACAACGCTCAGTTGGTTTCTAAAGCGTCTGATACGGTTGAGTGTAACCGTATTCCGACTGGGTGCTTCATGCTGGACTTCGCCCTACTCGGTGGATTCCCGCAAGGGTATATCACGATGCTTTATGGGTTGGAGAGCTGCGGTAAGACTACTGCGTGTCTCAAAGGCGTAGCTGAGTTCCAGAGGAAGCACCCAGATAAGGTGGTCGGATGGATCGATGCGGAGGGCATGTTCGACTCTGAGTGGGCGGAGAGGCTTGGGGTCAACATAGAAAAGATGGTTGTCGCTACGCCGGATTATGGCGAGCAGGGTGTAGATATCTTGGACGAATGGATGGGAGTAAAGTCCATCGGCCTTATCGTTGTCGATTCCCTCCCGTCTCTAGTCCCGATGAAGATGTTGGAGAAGTCCGCCGAGGACGATCTAATGGCAGCACATCCGAGGCTGATGGGGAAGATGTGTTCCAAGATCACCTCAAATAATCAGAAGGAGCGTAGAGAGGGGCACTGGGTTACCATCTGGAACATCAACCAGTTCAGGTCGAAGGTTGGCTTTGTCCTGGGCAATCCAATGACTCTTCCTGGCGGTCGCCAGATCAACCACATCCCGTCCACCAAGCTCTGGCTTAAATTGCGGAAGGAGCACATGGGTAAGGACGAACACGGAGTCGAGGTACACGAATATAGTGAGCAGGCTTTCAAGTTCGAAAAGACCAAGCACGGCTCCTCGATCAAGGAGGGCGAGTATCAGTTGTATTTAAGCCCAAAGAACGAGAAGGGATTGCCAGAGGGCTCCTACGATAACGTAGCCGCCGTAATGCCGTTTGCTAAAAAGTACGGCTTTGTAACTGGGGCGGGCCAGTCTTGGGCTCTCCACACCAGTAAGACGCCCACTGAGAAGTTTGGTAGCCTCACCAAAATGGAGGAGTTCCTTTATAAGGACGAGGAAGAGCTTCATACGCTCATGCGGTCGATTATAGCGCATCAACGCAAAAGCAAAGGACACGGCGCACTGCCGCCAGATGGGTACCTAGTGTCACCCATAGGGCGTCTAGTTGAGCTACAATGAGAGTCCCTAAGCGCATAGCTGGAAAGAAGTATAGCGCACAGCGTAGGTCTCTTGGTCAGGAAAAAGAACTGGCCAAGAGAACTGGGGGGAGGGCGGTTAGAGGCAGCGGCAGAGGAAACGAAAAAGGAGACGTTCGAATTGAGAAGGTGCTTAGGATCGAGGCTAAGACTACGTCCAGGGCTTCCTTTTCGGTCACTCTGAGCATGATTGAAAAAATAGAGATGGTGGCGATCTCCTCTGGAGAGTGTCCGGCCATAGTAGTCGAGTTTTTAAATGAGGCAGGTGACCCAATACATGAGGTAGCAGTAGTGCCTACGTGGGTTCTTAACGCGATAACGTCGAAGTGATATGTTACTCTTAAACCTTGAAAGAAAGATAAAGAAGATCCGATCCGAGGCTTCTAAAGACAACGCACCGCTACCCAGCGTGCATTCGGACGACTACGTCAGTAAGCGGGTGTTAGAGATGGATTCGATACCAGAGCTTACGCGGGTAGGTAAGCAGTACACACATGTCTCAGCGTTGATAGGAGTGTGCCCCCGTAGGCACCTGCTAGCCCACGTAAACAAGCTGGAGAGGCAGAACGCGGTGAACGCCTCTATGAGGCTGGTATGGGCGCTTGGACGGGCTGCGGAGCACCATGTGCGCACACAGTTTATTGAGGCCATGCAAAGAAGGACCATTCTGGGTACATGGGTTTGCAAGTGTGGGTTCCTGAAAAAGGAAGGACTGTACCAGGATGTGCCGTCCTGTCCCAGGTGCCGCACTAAGCCCACCAATTACAAAGAGTCTCCTCTTTTCGATCACCACGCTAGAATAACTGGTTCGCCAGACATGCTCTATCTCAGGCTCGATACTAACAAAATTCGGGTGGTGGAGTGTAAGTCGATAAAGAAAGACGACTTCGAAAAACTTACGAAGCCTAAGGCAGATCACATTTTGCAGGCGATGGCCTACAACGAGTTGCTTAGGATAAACGGACTACCACAGGACGACGCGGTAACGATCATCTACGTATGTAAGGACTACCAGTTTAGTTCGCCTTATAAAGAGTTTCAGGTGGTCAGAGACGCTCACTATGATACTCAGATAAGGGCTATGTGGAACTCAGCTAATCAGATAGCCTCAGGCATTCGAGACGTATCAGACGGGTTTGACCCAGAGATGCCGGATAGGCTACCTACATGTAGCTCAGACTCCTCACTGACAGCAAAAAACTGCGACTGCGTAGGTCTGTGTTTTTCCAAACCATAGTATGCCTGCTCAGATCAAAGAAAGACCAAAAAATGGGGGGCAGTGGACGCTAGCTAGATTTAGGTCGTTCATAAAGAGTCTTTTACGTGCCGGTACAATGCGGTGGGGACCAAAGTACACAGCAATAAAACTAGCCTTTGTAAAGAGGGCTGTTAACCCACGAACCGGAAAGCTCTGCAAGCTACATAGGTGCGCTATGTGCAGGCAGTTGTTCCCACAGAACGCTATAAAGGCGGACCACGTACTACCTGTAGTGGACCCAAAAGTGGGCTTTGTTTCCTGGGACGAGTACATCAATAGAATGTTTTGCGAGGTAGAAAACTTTCAAGCATTGTGCGGCCCATGCCACGATAAGAAGACCAAAAGCGATAAGATGTTTTCTAGCTACATTCCTAAGAATAAAGCACTTAGAGATAGAAAACGGCGCTGATTTGAACTCTGTGCAAAATTTTTATTTTCCTATTGCAAAGGGCTAGGTAGCCGCTAGCTTTCAATTCCCAGCCACCTTTGAGTCGAGGGACTCGGGAACCACGACCAATCACGACAACTCCCGAAAAAACAAAACCATATGCCAGCAACACTAGAGAAAAACGAACAGCAGTATAAAGTCGGAGACCTCGTCCAATTCATTAAGTATGATGGCGATACGGAGGGGGAGCTTAAGGCCGGAGACCAGTTGAAGGTCACTGGGTACGATCCAGAACAAGAGCTATACAACGTGGTGCGGGTTTCGGACGACCAAGAGGACTCTCTTTTCGATATCGAGTTTGAGCCAGCTACAAAGAAAGCGACTCGTAGGGCCAAGCAAGAGCCTGTAGAAGAAGCGCAGGAAGAGCCTGTTGTGGCTAAAAAGGCTACTAAGGTAGCCAAGCAGAAGCCTGTGACTGAGGCTATCGAAGAGCCTGCAAATGAGGTCGTAGAGAAGAAGGCCCCTAAGGCTAAGGCAAAGGCTCAAAAGGATCAGGAGCCGGAAGTAAAAGCAGAAAAGCAGAAGCCGTCTAAGAAGGCGGACAAGCCAGAGGCCACTACGGAAGAAGAACTCCCTGAGTTCGTCGAAACCTCCAGCGTAACTGCGGCCCTGGAGCTGCATGATGGGGATGAGTTGGCGACTGCGTCTACTTTGGCAGAGCAGAAAGAAAAGACCATCTTCACTCTCGGCGGAGTGTTGGCCCGCATTAAGCGCAACGACAGCTTCTCCTCTATCGTAAACTCTAAAAATGAGCGGTCTTACGAGGATGGTCTTAAAGGCTTCAACAACTACGTCAAGGATGAGCTTGGAGTCGAGTCTCGCTCTGCTGCTTATTACGTTGACCTCTATGAGATGTTCAGCCAGGTCACCTCGGAGGACAAGATCGCGAAGATCGGATGGACGAAGTTGCGTGAACTTCTTCCGTTGAAAGAAATCATCGACGAGAAGAACGTCGATAGCTGGCTTAAAAAGGCCAAAGAAGTCTCCACCAAGGAGCTACACGATGCGGTTACCAAGCAGTTGGTCGATGCCGGAGAAAAGACACATGGTAACCGCCAGATGGCCGAGCAGACTACGTTTAAGTACGTCGTACACAATGATCAGGCGACGACGATTACCGAGGCCATTATGAAGGCCAAGGACATTATCGGGGATGACTGCTCTGATGGTGCGGCACTCGTCCATATCCTCACAGAGTGGCTACAGCTAGCCGACTCTGAGTAGTCACCTAAGTATGCCCCCGTCGTAATTCTGCGGCGGGGCGTGTCATATGGACTTTGACCCAAAGACTATCGTCGTCTTTACGGATGGTAGTTGCTACCCAAATAACGGCCAGGGAGACGGCGGATGGGCTTTTAAATGCTTCTACAGAGCTACTTCTACGGTCAAGTATGGGCACTGTTCGAAGGCATCCAACAATTCTATGGAGTGTACTGCGATCCTGAGAGCACTACAGTACATACCGCTCGGGGTAGCGCCCATCGTAGTCTACACCGACTCAACCTACTGCAAAAATGTCATCAATAGCTGGGCCGAAGTGTGGGAGCAGGAAGGGTGGATTACCTCGTCTGGTACTCCGGTTAAAAACTCAGAGCTAATCGCTTCCCTAATGCAGCTAGTCAGGCTTCATAAAGAAGAAAGAGAGCTTAGTGTCCGTTGGATAAAAGGGCACGCAGGGATCGAGCCGAATGAATCTGTAGACGTAGCGGCGGGCAGGGCCAGGAGGCTCAAAGAAAGTAACTGGGTTAATAGCCTACATAATAAATTCTAATGAATGCTTTCTACGTTGAAAGCGGGTGGCGCACTGGGATTGTTTTGGCAAAAAATCCAGTACATGCAATCAAAGTTGCGGTGGATACGAACCTACACCGCACTGGAAACCCTATAATCTGCTTGAGGATAGAGAAGTCGTTGCTGTCTTCTGAGATCTTAGAACTAGTTAAAAAAGGCCCTGGGAGGCTATTTCTACCTTCATTTTTTAGAACACAACCACTGTTAATAACGACCTATGAACTGGATTAACGAAACCACAGAAAAATACGCTGCTTCTTATAGTAAATGCCCAGTCACGAAGCGTGACAACTACGTATACGATACTAACAATGAGAAGGTCTGGCAGCTCATTATGGAGCTTCGAAAACATTATCTGCTAAGGGCTGAAAACCATACCTCTACGTTTGTAAAACATATAGTTAAAGAAGCGTATTACACAATAGCCTGGGATCAGTTAGCCGAGTATTGGTGCGAGGAGTATTTTTCTTCACAAAATGAAGTACAGCTTCAGCTTCTATGAGTGGGGCTCCATTTTGGTGGGACTTCGTTACTCAAGAAGAGAGGGCGCAAAGATTGTTAGTTATGGTTAGAAATTTGGAGTCCGAGTTACTAGAAATCAAACAACTTAATGACCCATTGAATGTTAAAACTAGGGATAGGATTTTACTTTGTGAGCAAGAAAACGCAAAACTACACAAAAAGGTAAGCTGGGTATAAAAGTATTAGTATGAACGGATTAATGAATGGTAAACCGTATCATGGCGCTAGGTTAGTCTCCGCGCCCTACACCGTGCCGAGGTCGTTTGTGGACTATGCCGGTATGGCCGAGATAGTTAAGGATGGTATTAAGAGGGGCCTAATTACGCCACCATTGACACTATGTGACATTGAATCGGTAAAGAAAGAGCTGACCGCTCCGAGAAGAAACTATGGTACCGGACAATGCGCCTTATGCGCTAAGGAATACAGCAAGTTAAGTAGGGTAAGCGTCGTCTGCACGCCGTGCAAATCAGCCGAGTCCAAGTGCCCTATCTGCTCAAAGATGTTTGTGCCTTATAGAAAGGGCCGAAAGAATGTGTCAAGTTGCTCAACCGCTTGCGGAGTGGAGCTTATGAAAAAAACTGTAAAAGCTAAGTCAAAAAAATGAAAACTAAAGCGACAAAGGCAGATCAATTTATTAAGAGCCTACCTGAGCTAGTCTATCCGTGTAAGATGGAGTTTGACGATGGCTCGCGGGCAGAGATAGCGGGCATCAGGTTCTCGGACTGGCAGGCCACTAGGTTCATCTCCGCGATGCTCTCAAATCCTCTTATCGTAGATTCTGTTAACTTTAACCCAGACAAGATTGCTAATCTTGCTTTTCAACAAACTTTGGCATTTGTTAAATGCCGACAAAAGCTCACCTCTAAGTAAGGGACAAAAAACACGACACATGAACGAGATACCGGAAAATATCAGACAGGAAATGCTGCCGCACATTGTTGCGTTGCAGAAGATCGCCAACCAAAACGACCTGGGGTCGTGGGCGATAAATGGGGTAAAGTCGGAGTCATACTCCGAAGAATCGCAGTTCGTATCTTCTTTTACGGAACTGTCTAAGCAGGTACACCTGAACGCTGTGGATAAAGGCTTTTGGGACAACCGAAGGAGGTTAGAAACCGAGGCTCTTACAGATGGTGGTCTTGAGTCGTATTCGTTTGCGGCCCAGTGCATCGACGCTGCCGCCCTGGCTTTAATCCACAGCGAAGTCTCAGAGGCCCTGGAGGCTTCAAGGCACGGGAATCCGCCTGACGATAAGATCCCAGAATTCTCTGGTGTGGAGGCAGAGCTTGCGGACACGATCATTAGGATCATGGATTTGGCGGAGGCCCGAGGGTGGAGAATTGCGGAGGCCATTGTACGCAAGGCTAAGTTCAATAGCGGCAGACCATACCTTCACGGCAAATCTTTTTAGTGAAACGCGCCAGTAGCTCAGTGGTTAGAGCAGGGCACTCATAATGCCTTGGCCGTTGGTTCAATTCCAACCTGGCGTACCAACTAAATTGACGATGATTGAAGATAAGAAAAAGGACGGCTGGTATCACGCCGGAATGCAGATCGCCCAGCTTCTCTCCATGAGGCCGGAGGTGGCCTCCGAAGGGATCGTAGGTGCGGTAAAGGACATACTAGCTGCGCTTGATAAGAAGCCTAAGCCCAGGTCTGAAAAGTACCGAGACCTGCTTTCACGGGTTCTCGAACTTGAGAAGCAGAACGAGATTTTAACGTCCGAGGTAAACAAGCACAGAAAAAGAAGAGACGAGCTTATAGGACTAGCACTATTAGCCTCAGAGCAAAGCGATATTTCGCCAAAGCAGAGATTGAATAAAATAGTGACAGAAGCTAAACGCGGTCTAAGCGCCCGCGTACTACAGAATTCTAAAATCGCAGCATCAAAACTAAACCATGAGTAGCAACGAGCATATGAGCCACAAAGTAGACCTATCAAATTATATTAGTGAAAAAGACCTTTGCAAAAAGTGGAAGTGCCACTGGATTACGCTCAAAAATAGAGCAGATAAAGGCTATTTGACATTCATAATCGAGAATAGGCAGCGGTATTACAGGCTATCGGATGTAGCAAACACAGAAGAGGTAAAGCCAGTCAGACCGTACCTTAAAAGCAAAAAGCCCAGGGCTGCGAGGTCTGAGAAGATTGTAAACTCCACTAAAAGGAAGGTGAAGTCCTCGGTTATCTCTCAAGAGACGGATTACGAGCCAGTCACCGAGCCTAGTCTATTTTCCAAAATCTTATTTAGCCTCAGGAGATTATTCACGGCACGGTAGCGATGAACGATACCTACTTTAATTACGCTCAGTATACGTTATGCTCAATGGCATCGCAGCTAGAGTCGGATACTGACGAGCTTATCAAGTTGAAGGGGTTTAGTGACAAAGTTGAGCCGTTGTTGAGGCAGACTGTTTCACTTATGAAAGTGACCGCTAAAATTATGCATAGGGTAGATCACCTTTTAGTAGATAACGATAGTGAGGAGGGGTGCTTTAAAAGGGTATCTGAGGACCTACGTCAGGTAAGCTCTGACGGCCCATCGTCTATCTTATACAATAAGCTGGTTACCGCCCTGGAGCTTCTCAAAACTGCGGAGTGCAGTGGAGGGGAGTACACCGACATAAGTAAAAGGAGCGAGTGGAAGAAAAAAAAGGAAGCACTACTAAATGAATTCGAAGACACTAAACACGAAGATCAATAACTTCATCGAGGAGCAGGCTATGGATGAGGAGGTCTTGTTAGCCGATGGGCTTGACGAGGCGTTTATTGGGGTGGCTCAGACAGAAGGGAACTCAGTAGCAGTTTACAACAGGGACAAAATCATCGAGATACTGATGGCCAGGGACGGAATGGACTATGTTAGTGCAGTTGAGTTCTACAGCTTTAACATAGAAGGTGCATATGTGGGGGAGCACACGCCCATGTATATCATACCTTTTAACGACTCTAACCCTTACCTAAAAGAGATTGAGCGCCTTAAAAGGGAACTAACGAAAGTAGTTAAGGCTTGGAAGACCATGAGGGACTATGGCATTGGGTGCCCTACTATACTGGATAAGGATGTATCTGACGCAGATAAGGCGCTACGTCTAGCTGAGAAAAAGTTTGGACAAGATGACGTAGATACTTAACCTCGGCGGCTATGAGCAACATAGTTAATAAAATATCTCAGTCAGAAAAGAATAAGGAGTTGGCCGACGCCTTTGTTCAATATACGCGCACACTCTGCGCTGCGGTTTTGGATAGGCCGCGTTGCGGCTGTAATAAGTCACTATGCTCTAACTGTAGGAGGTCTAAGTCAGAGACCGATATAGCCGAAAGGCTTTTAGCCCTACTTAACGAATTCGAAGAATAGCAATATTAAGATATATTTAAAATGACTGATATAGAGAAAAGCATAGCGGAGGGATTAATACTGATCGAGGCAGAGAATGAGATTGATCGGCTTAAATCAGAGCTAATCGCTAAAAGCGTTTACTGCGATAGTCTTAAAGTGCAAAGAGACGACATGCATGATATCGCAACAGACCTATGGCTCTATGGTACTGCAATTGATAGTAATAAATCAAAGATGTGGAAGAACGCAGTCGCTAGATTTGAGTACGTCGATAGAGTTATAAATGAATCAAAATGCGCCAAGAACTCAGAATAATCGCGCTGTACGGTCCACAAACAGTAGGTAAGACCACTGTGGCCAATCGAATTGCGGAGATAGGGCAGATTGACGGGTGGAGGCGACTATCCTTTGCGGAACCAATAAGGGCAATGCTAGCGGCAATACTACCCTCCCAGGAGCTTTCGCCTCTAGCGGACAAGTCTAAGCCACTTGCTGTTCTTGGCGGGAAGACAAGTAGAGATGCGTTAAAGCTACTAGGCACTGAGTGGGGCCGTAAGCAGATAGACATCGATATCTGGCTTAACGTGCTTTTAAACAAGGCGACTGAGAATAAGTGGAACAGCATCGTAATTGATGACCTTAGGATGGATAACGAATATGCTGCGATTAAGCGATTAGGGGGACTTGTTGTAAGGATTAAAAGGGAGCCAGATCCGCCTTATGACCCAACCCATGAATCGGAGCTTCAGTGGCCACTTTGGACACCGGACTTCATCGCTACCAATAACGCCCCAGCTTCGTGCGCACAGGATATACTTTCGCACTCTGTGCAATTTTTTAACAAAAAGACTAAATAGATAAGTAATTATGAAGCCATTAAAAGCTAACGTACTAGTTCAATTGGATGAAAGGACTGAGGTATCCAAGGGAGGAGTGTATATACCTAATATAAGCCGTGGATCTGAGGAATGGGGCGTAATAGTTGCGGCAGGGGATAGGTGTAAAGACCTATCGGAGGGGGATAGGGTATTAGTATTAAGAACGCAAGGTACTCATTACATTCAAAATAAGGTTGACATGGTAATTCTACCTGAAGAGAAAGTACTCGCAATAGACGTTGGCTAGAGTTATAGGTTAAGGATAACTCAAGTCTCGTATGCTAAAGGCACTCTCTAAAATATTTTCGTCTGGAAAGCCCGATATGCCGGATCTTTCTCAGGCTACACCAGCAGAGCGGGCGATGCTTTCGCGTGTTGCCTTTGGTAAAAAGGAACGCGACTTCATTGAGTATAATCTCAGGCTTCCGATAAACAAGTTTACAGACTATAGCTCATACGTAGAGGCGGGCAGTAAACGAGTATGGGCTACTTTTAGAGCATGTAAGCTGATAGCTTCCACCCTGATGTCTGCGTCTTTCCGCATTTACCAGGATCGCGGAGCGAGGGTAGACATGACAAAACAGTTTGGATGGTTTTTGGGTAGGCCAAACCCATATGACTCATGGGAGGAGATGGTAGAGATGTGGGTGTTCCACATGGAGTTAACTGGTAACGCCTACTGGCTCAAAGACGAGATCGATCTGAAGGGCAGGCCAAGGTACATATACCCGCTACTTCCGCAGTACATGAAGGTTACTCCAGATCGCAAGACTCGCGTTTCTGAGTATGTTTACACAGTAAACGGAATGGAGACCAAGTTTTCTCCGTCGGAGATCATCCACTTTAAGGGCAGTAACCCTACCAGCTTAATTATGGGGATGGGCGCTATTGAGCCCGCCGAGACAATCTATAATGAGTATATAAACAAGAGTACGCTCAATGAGAAGTTTATAGAAAACGGAGCCCAGCTATCGGGCATCTTGACGAGAGAGACAGAAATCGACGACGAGGACCAGTGGAGTGCACTTAAGCGTAAATTTAACCTGGAGTACTCCGGCAATAAAAATGCGGGCAAGGTAGCCTTCCTAAATGGTAAGTGGCAGTACCATCGCCTCGGCCTTACAATGGAGGAGATGCAGTCTATCGAAAAGGATAGGTGGACCCTAAACCAGATATTCTTAAACCACGGCGTTCCTCTTTCCGTAGCTGGCATTGAAAACGCGGCAGCGTATGGTACTGCGAAACAGGACGAAGTTAACTTTAGAAGGTACAAAATCGTACCTATGCTAGACCTGCTGACGGGTAGGCTAAACACCGACGGGTTTATTAATGTAGGCGACGATACGATTCGGCTCGCTTACGAGATGTCGGGCCTGGTGGATATTGAGCAGGTTATTAAGGAGTACGGGCCACTTGTTGATAAGGGAGCGATGACTCCGAATGAGCTGAGGGAACTCTGTAACCTACCGCTGGTCGATAATCCACTGCTAGATCAGTTTTATATGAATGCTGGAAGGGTGCCTCTAGAGTTAGTTGGTATAGGCTCTTACAATGGTTCTACAACGCCGCCAGTAACAGTGCAGCCAACTACATCGAGCTAATATGGCAAACGCGGCAGATAGGGCCAACTCCGCTGCTAAGAAGAAGGTCTCGCCATCGTCTTTATTTAGGAGGTATAGGAAGTCCTCGGTACCCGAAGGAGGCTGGGACGATGCTACATTTCGATCTGACGGAGACTCTTTAGTGCAGGATATATCTAACGTCATAGCGTTAGCAAAGCTGCGAGGCATACGGTCGCTGGGGGACATGCTAGCGCAATTGATGGAGGTCCATTATATCGAGACTATCGACGCAGCGATGGCTATCTACGGCAGGTCGTACACTGGCCTAGAGACCGTAGAATCGCAGCAGGGTCCTGGCCAAAACTACCTACTAGCCCTATGGCTTCTAGCGATACAACAGGCTACCCAGAGGACCTCAATGGAGATTGCCTTAGTAACGACTCCGGTGGTGCAAAGTGTAGTCCAAGATGTTTATGTCAAAATAATGACCCTTCTAGGGGTTAGCGCCAATAGAGTGCAGGTAAACTTAATGACGAATAGGGCGAGGGATATCGCAAAGTCATTAGAGTCCATAACGCAGACTACAAACGACAGGATGTCTTCTGCGGTGGAGAACGCAGTGTTGGCGGGCATGTCTATGGCTGCGGTTGTAGCATTACTTAAAGCTAAGAGGACATCTATCGTGTCAAATAGAGTGAACACAATTTTGAGGACCGAGATGGGAAAAGCAGCCGACGAAGCGGCGACCTCGGCCTACTCAGACTCTAAGGCAGTTAGCCATGTGTCAGTGCTTGGATGTCAAGCGATTGAGGCGGGAATACCAACTTACGCTGGAATACCTACCTGCAACATCCAGAACGTACCTGTAGCACAGTCGAGAAAGCTATCTTTTCACCCAAACCACACTGGTATTATAGTGCCCTCTGCTTTTTACAGCAGGGATGGTAACCTACCAAGACTACTAGTTAGCAGAGGACGAGGCTAGAATGAGCGCACAACTCACACGATCTGATATCGCTACGAAAGAGAATGCAGTACTACTAAAACTAGCGCAGCACGCAAAAGCGAACCTGCGTTCGTTCATGCATATAATGTACCCTCAAAATGAGAATCAGATGTACATTATCGGAGACCTTCACGAAAAGCTGATCCAGATCGTACAAGATAGTTTTGACGGTAAGATAAACGCACACCAGGTCGTATCGGTTCCTCCGCAGCATGGTAAAAGCCGCTTACTATCCGTCAGATCGGTAGCTTGGCTGATCGGAGCCAAGCCAGGAATCCACATAGCGTTGACCGGATTCAGCGGAGACCTTCTTTCCGACTTTGTGTCTGAGGTAAAGGCTATCGTTGAGAATCCTCGCTACTATCTTATTTTCGGGGATGTTAAGCCGACACTGGGCCATGATAGGTCAAACGATATCGTGTTCACCAACGGCTCGAATCTACAAGCCAGATCCTGTGGATCGAAGCTGACAGGTAGGCGCGTAGACTGGCTCGTAGTTGATGACCCACATGCAGGTCGTGAAGAGGCGGAGAGCCCGGCTATGCGCAGGCGAGTACACCGTTGGTTCTTCGCAGACTGTATCTCGCGTATTAGCCAAGGAGCCAAGGTATTTATAGTTGCGACTCGCTGGCATCCCGAGGATCTGATCGGGCATTTGACGGGGGAGGAGGGAAGGCAGCAGTTGATCGATGCTGGCTACGAGAAGTGGGTTTTCGAACACACCAACCTACCAGCAATAGCAGAACATGCAGATGACCTTGGGAGACAGCCTGGCGAGGCCCTATTTCCGCAGCAGCGACCAGTAGAGTTCCTCATGGGGATCAAGGCGATGACTCCAGCTTACGAGTGGGATAGCCAGTACATGGGTAAGCCTCGGACAGCCTCTGGGGATCAGGTGGACATCTCCAACATCCAGAAGGTGGCTATAAACGAGGTCCCAACTAATGTGGAGTGGGTCATGGCTTGGGATTTGGCCATAACCGAAAAGCAGTCTGCTGACTATACTGCGGGTGCTCTTTGCGCCATGAAGTACGAGTGGATCGACGCCCAAGAGTGGAATGAATCCAGTAAGAGTATGCAGCCTAAGAGGAAGAGGATAGAGCACTTGTACATCATCGAGATGGTTCGAGGACAGAAGGCGTGGGCACAAATGCGGAAGATGATCCTTGATACCTCAAGACGGATGAGAAGCCTTTATGGAGTGGGCAGGATTGGGATCGAAGGTGTTTCAGGATTCGACGCTGTATATTCGGATGTGAAGCAAGAGCTTCTAGGAGAGATGTCTGTGGATAAGCTACTGCCTGGGAAAGGCGGTAAGCTGATGCGGGCGCAGCTTTGGCTCAACCTTATACAAGCTGGTCGGGTCTATGTAGTTAAGGGGGCATGGAACAAAGACTTCCTGACGGAGCTTTCGATGTTCCCACAAGGCTCGCATGATGACCAAGTGGATGCGGTATCCGCTGGATTCGGGATGCTACAAAAGCGGCAGCAAAAGCTGTTAATTGCCTGAGGCTGTTCAGCTTTGAGCTATTATAATTTTCTTTAAAAAATGGATTGCCGACTGTGCTGGAACTGTATTGCATTGGCCCATGCAGACATTCCTGCCATATAAATCGTTTGAAGAATCAGCCAAGGTGCTGGATTGGAGAAGGCTAGGCAAGCAAAGGGTCGAGTGTAAGCAACTCCTCCAAGCTCTTCTTTGCGGGCCGTATCAAGTAAAAGTAGGCGAGGGGTGGTTGCCTATCAAAGACCCAAGCGCCACAACAGCTAAGACAAGGAAGACACCTTGGATCAATCACCCAGCAGCAAAAATGTGGATGGGCTACGAGGATGCACTAGTAAACTACGCCATCGAGGTTTGTAAGGAGTGGGTCAACCGTGGGTATTACGACTCGCTACTGCCGTTCTTTATGGACTACAGCAACTGCGACGGCCTGTACGCTCAAGACCCACCTTGGCTTGGTAACGAGGGGTTTCACGCATCTCACCGAAGCAACCTGCTTAGGAAGGACCCAGCCTACTACGGGCAATTTGGGTGGGACGAATCGCCGGACATGCCTTATGTCTGGGGCCAGGATTAATTGAACGACGTTCAAATGAAGTTCATTCTTTTACTATGCGCCATACCTAGTTTGGCTTTTGGCGAGGTAGGCATGGCCTCTTGGTACGGTAAGGAAAACACGAAGTCCTCTACCGGAAAGAAGCTGACTCACAGTAAGCCAGCACTGGCACATAGGAGCCTTGCTATCGGGACAAAGGTCAAGGTCACATCGATCAGGTCGCGCAGATCGGTGGTTGCGGTCGTCGAGGACAGAGGCCCCTATACCAAAGGCCGGATCGCTGACCTTAACAAAGTTGCGGCGGCGAAGCTGGGGATTCTCAAGGACGGTATAACAAAAGTCGTAGTTGAGCGCCTATGAGGATTGTTTACACACAGATGCAGCTACCGCTCGCCCTTATTGAGATGTTTACCCATCCAAAAAGGTCCAGGCTTCGCCTACCTTGGTGGGACGAAGGGACTTACCTTAAACTCTTGGTAAGCAAGGGGCCTCTTATCGAAACCAGAACGGTCGAATGGGAGTGCCCACGACAGAAGGGCAGTGCCTTCTTAAACGGCAGAGAGATCGGCTCTGACATGTGGGAAGTTTGGAACACAGAAAAATAAATAATGCAAAAATTAACAAAAGAACAAGGGATCGTAATAACTGGCTTCACGAATACGCTTTGCTGCTCATTTTCTGACTTCCATGAGGATGTCGAAAAGCGAATAGGAAGGCCGGTCTATACTCACGAATTTGGTGATAAAGAGTTCTCTAATCGGCTACGAGAGGCTTATAGGGAGGATTTTATGGAACTCGTTGGAGCGAAAAAAACAGGACAACAATTCGAATGAGCGAACTACTTACTGCCTGCCTTGAATCACTTAGTATTAAGCTGGCCCTCAGAAACGATCAGTCTGGCGTGACCATAATCGAGGAGACGCTAAAGACTATCAAAGCCCTGGAGCTTGAATTGCGGCGTGAGAAGAGCAGAGCTGATGCTCATTACGAAAATTATGTTGAGATGCTCAAGCGTGTAGAGCTGTGGAGTAGAAGATTCGATAAACTTACTGCGCTTGTGTCTGAATTCGAGAAGTAAAATATGGACGTTCGATTTAACAAAGACACCATCCTGATGCTAGCTGAGTACCCAGGAGAGCAAGTGATCGTTAACGGAAAGGTTTGGGCTTTTGACTACTCTGATCGGTTTGGACCTTTATGGCTCAAGAAAGACGGGACAGAGCGGAAGTGTCAGAATCCGAACAAAGCCGTATGGAAAGCGTTCGAGCAATGGCAAGCAGCTTTGGACTCAAACAAAAAGTAAAATGATTCACGATCCAATAAACGTCCAAATCGCAGAGTATTGCGGCTGGAAGGTATTTGATGAACCAGTCCTAATTTACGGAGAGGTGTGCCTAGCAAAGTCCCCAGAGGGCTACTACACGCACACTACCCTAAAGTACACAGAGTGCCTTAATGCAATGCACGAAGCCGAGAAGCAGCTTTACCCGTATAAACAGCTCTGGAATGCATACTACTACGCCATCGGTATGGGGCCATTTTCTCTTCACGCTACTGCCAGTAAAAAGGCGGAGGCGTTTCTAAAAGCAATCGGAAAAGGGAAGGAAAACAAATGAGCAATGACCAAATAAACGCGGAAATCGCCAAGGCTTGTGGGTGGACCGAAGTCAACGCAACCCACCGTTCTGGCAAAGCTCCGAATTCTGATTACGTAGGTAGCGAGTTTATTCCAGATTACTGCTCCGACCTAAACGCGATGCATGAGGCTGAGAAGGTGCTGACAAACACAGAACAAGAAGAGTACTGGGATTTTCTATGGAATATGGCAGGAAGTGAATTTGAATTATGTCACGCTAATGCGCGTCAGCGCGCAGAGGCTTTTCTAAAGACAGTGGGAAAGTGGGAGGAGGGGGAATGAGTAACGAGGAGCTTGAAGAAGAGCTGATACTACTCCGCAGGCAGCTTCGAGACGCAATGAGGCTATTGGAAACTGCTGAGAGCGGACTGATTGGAAATGCAAATATAGTATGGGAGCAACGCAGAGAAGAGCTGGAGCAGGAATATGAAAAATAACTCAAAAGCAGAGGCTATCAAGTGGCTGGATCGCATGTTTAATATCCCAGAAGGCTATAGCAATGGAATGACTGGCAAGTTTGTTGAAAGCATCATTAAAGCTGCCGTAGATGAGTGTCGCGCAGAGTCTGACACACGAACCGAAAAACTAGAATCCGCGCTCAAACGTATTCGCGATTGCGACTGGGTCATTTCCTTACCGGATCGAATGGATGCGGTTCGAGATATAGCCAGGGAGGCTTTAGAGTGAGCGCGCAATTTGTGGTGCTGCCCTGTGATGTCTGTAGCCATCCTAGTGCTGACCCTTACTGTTCAATGAATGAGCGGTGGAGGACTTGCGCTAAATATACCAACCATCTGGGGGCTGAACTAACTAAGGCGCGTCACCTTATCGAGCAACTTAATATCGAACTAACTAACCTTAAAGCTCGTTGTGAGGAGGAGTACACCAATGGCTACCAAACGGGCCTGGACCATGCCGCTTGGAGCGGCCAGATCGGAGACTAAACCATATGCAATTAACTCTAGGAGAGCCTGACCATATAAATGAGGTCGGCGTTAAGTGGTGGCTACATAAGGGCCTAACAGAGTGGGCTACAAGGCCGGATATCTATGGAATTGTACTGCGCGACCATAGGGTATGGATAGTAGAGCACCCCTCTGGCCAAAGAGCATTCCTACTTACTGATCAACGTGGAGCACTACATGAGTGCAAAGAAATGGACGCAATGGCGTGTAAGATAGACTTTCTTAAACTACGCCGCCACTACCTGGCATAAGAATGAACATAAGAGATCTAAAAAATATAAATACAAGTGCACAGCAAGTATTCAACCACATCTCTGCGCACCTTTTGCGGCAGAGGAAAAGAAGCCTACGAAGCCTAGGACTTGATGCCAAAAAGGATCAGTGGTGCGCTTATCGAGGGGCTGGACAAACAAAGTGTGCGGCTGGTTGTCTTTTTGAGGATACCGAATACGATCCAAAGTTTGAGGGAAGAAGCTGGAGTTCTCTGGTGTATGACAACCTAGTCCCAGGCCGACATAGCAGACTAATACGAGCCCTTCAAGGAGTACACGATAGCGTTGACCCAAAGTCTTGGAGATCGGCATTGGCAGATGTAGCGGCCCTGTTTAACCTAGTCTATTAATATGAATAAGTGTAAATGCGGATCGTATGCGATCAACAAGGATAGGCAGCATTTTACGTCCAGCCTTTCGAGCTGCGACCTATGCCACTGGATTAAGCGGGCCAACTATATGGAGATGCATTTGTTTGAAATCTTAGCACTCATAGCCTCCTTTGAAAATGAGCGGGAGCTAGGATTCAAAACCACTATCACCGCTGCATGTGATAAGATTTCAGGCCGTATTGAGAAGTATCATATGGATGAACAAGAAGCTGCACCTATATGAGTAATCAAAAACCAAAAGAAACTATTTCGAACGAGTCGCACTCTTTAATGCTGTCTCAAATATGCGCTTTCGTAGAAGACTTCTCTAGAAGCGATGAAGACACTACACTGATTTGCGTATTAAATCTACTTGAGGAGTACTACGAGCTAAAGGCAGATGAGGTTCGCATGTATGTAAGAAAGGAACAGGAGAAGCAATAGTATGCGTTACCCAGCTCAGAGGTCTATCGACCTACAGAATTGCCTACCGGCCCAGCAGGGCTCATCTGGCCTACCCAACCTCATTTCTACCAAGGCGATCTCTGAGGCGATTAAGAAATGGGAGACGGCCAGGGGGCTCACCATTGACTCCTCGCAGTGGCACAACGTCCACCGTAAGGAGGCTGAGTATAGAAAATCCCAGCGCGAGCGTGAACTAAAGCAGGAAAAAGAGAGGCAAAAGGCGGAGTTACAGAGGCTTCGAGAGCAGGCTAAGGAGCAGCGTAGGCTGCTGCCGAAAAAGCAAGTGATAAAAAAGCAACTGACCTTAGACCAGAAGCAGAAAGACAAGGAGCGAAAGAAAAAGTACCGCCTAAATAACGCGGATAAAGTACGCGAGGACAAGAGATTAGCTGCTCAAAGAAGACGGGCTAGGATGACCCCTGAGGAGAAGAAGCTAGAGAGTCTAAAAGTCCAAGAGTATAAGCGACTACGTGCGGCACGCGAACAGGGCCAAAAGTAAGTAGCTCATGGCAAGTCAGTTAACTTATTTAAACTTTTTTTAAAAAACCTGTAGACGATGCGCCTGGGCTCGGGTACAAAGATGCACAGGACAGAGTCCTTTTTGAACACCGTGCAAATGAGAAACATCATCACCGCATCTTCTGCGGCCTTATTCTTCGCTGACCTAGCTTTGATCGATAAGCTGGCGTTCATCGAGCAAAAGGCATTGGTGGGCGTGTTGGCGCTGCTGACTCTAGCACTTATACTTGAAGCACAAACCAAATAGTTATGAAGGCATACGATACATTGTACAACGTAGTATTCGGCAACACGCCAACCAACGACGACCAGTCTCTGGTAAATGCGGCTGGAGAACCACTACTTCAGTGGCTAAAAGACGAGTCTCACCGTCCAGGCTCACGCCCTGAGATGCCAGAAGAGTTCATGGATAAGTTCTTCAGCGACTTCGAGCCTGAAGATGGGTTAAAGAAACTTGAGGACATTGGGATCTACGACCTCAATGAGAAGGAGCAAGAGTGGTTCGATAAGTTCTCGGAGGAGTTCGAGCGTGAAATGTGGGAGGCAGAGCAGGACGAACGCGACCTTCATGGTGAGTTTAACCATCAGGTCTTCCTATCGCTTCGCGGACGATGAAGGATGGGTTTACACTTTTGCTGTGGTTCTTTGCATTAGTGATAATGGCCCCAGCACTGTTCTTTCTAGCGGTGTTAGTGATTAGTAAAGGGCCTATGTTTATGTTAATGGTGGCGCTACTTTTAGCGTGCGCTTTTAAGAACTAACAAAAAGAAACTTGTAAATTTTTTAAAATCTGTGCAATGATCCATGAAACGGATACTTGCACAGATTTTTTTATGAAACTCGAAGACAAAGATGCTACCTATCGGCGTAACCTCAGGAAGAAGCGTAAGGCCGCTTCTGAGCGTAAGAAGATTGAGCGCAAGGAGCAGGTGGTTGAGAGGGCTACCATAGCAAAGACCGCTCGTCAGCAAAGAGAGGACGCTCGTCAGAAGCTCAAAGAGCAGCGCCTTGCGGCGGGCGGAAAGGTTACCCTATCGGGAGCCGTGCTGGCACCAAAGGTCGATGCGACGGGAGCCATCAAGGCAGCGTGCGGGCGGAGGGATTTGCGGTCTGACCGGACGGTAGTGGATCGCCTATTGAAGGCCCTTAAAGAAGGGCATACAATGACTGACTCAGCCGTTTTTGCGGGGGTGAGCTACAAGACTATTAACTCCTGGCTTAACCAAGGTGCGGAGGCAGAGGAGGGGACGCTTGCCAGGGACTTCTACAAGGAGGTCGAACTTGCCAAGACTATGGCTATCGACGATTGCGTAAAGTCTATCAAGGGGGCAGCAAAGCGAGGTACTTGGCAGGCTGCGGCTTGGTTCCTAGAGCGCAGATCCCCAGAGGTGTACGGCAAGCGTTCAGAGGTAACGGTCTCGCAGAACAAGCCCTTCGAGGTCGCACTGATCGATGCTGCCTTCTCGGAGGATGAGATGCAGGCGGCACTCAAAGCGGTCCTTTCAAAGAATCCAGAACTGGCACCTCCGATGATCATCGATGCAGAAACCTCAGACGTAGAATGAGATTACTAAAATCAATCCTGCTGGCTATCCTGTTTGATTTAGGGCACCCAGAAGCCGGAAATGCGGTGGCCTTCAACACACTATTTGGTAAAAGAAAAAGTACGAAACGATGAAAAGAATCTGGGCTGTATGGGCAAAGGCTTTAGGCGAGAAGGCGGGCGACAACGATATAGAGGCTGATGCAATTGCGGTCGTGAGGACAGTTATCGTGTTGGCATACCTCATAACAAACTTCTTTATCGTTTGCGGCGTGGTAAGGCACTGGTAACACCCATGACTACTATTTTTGACCTGATACTGAAGTTCCCATGCGGGGAGGAGGGCGAGGAGCTATTCAATAAGCTCATCAAATTTTGCGGCTCGGTCGAAGCAGTAGAGTCCCTTTTCGGAGTTGAGTTTTCTTGCGGCGATGGGAAGTACTTCTCCGATATCTTTGAGATGGTATATGTAGGTAACCTTGTAAAATGTACTTACGACCCAGAAAATGTTGGTAAATACGACGGTAAGGTTTGCTTAAAAACCGCACCACGCATTACGGGAGACAAGCCTGATAGAGCACCGAGACAGTATAGGTTCACGATAAAGCAGACCAAGGGAGAGCACTACGTCTTCTTCCTGAACTCGAAGGAGCGTTTTAGAAGGCACCATTTCTGAGGAGAGGCAGTGCCTCAAAGAATTTTTTAATTTTTTGTTGCAGCAGGGGCGACGCTCTGCTTCCTTTTAGCCGCTCACAACGAGCATATAAAAAACACGACATGAAAATCCTAGAGAAAGAGTTCAAAGCTAACCGTTTCAACTTCAAGCAGGTGACCCGCGTAGGGGATGTCGCCATATACGAAAAAACCGCAGTTGGCGGCAAGGCAGTCTCCATTGAAGTGATTCGTATCAAGAGCCACGACGGGTACGAGATTGCGGGAGTCACAATCGCTCCGGCAGAGGTGTACCCTAGTAGTTCGCAATGGGGTATTTACGGTTGGACCTACAACAAGATGGAGGACGCTGTGAAAAAGTTTGAGTCGCTCAAGCCCAAGCCCGCCGTAAGAGCCAGGGTAAAGAGCTAACCAGCAAAGCCCTAGCCAGCAAAGCTGCCGGACAGCAAAGCCCTAGCCAGCAAAGCTGCCCAGCAAAGCCCTAGCCAGCAAAGCTGCCGGACAGCAAAGCCCTAGCCAGCAAAGCTGCCCAGCAAAGCCCTAGCCAGCAAAGCTGCCGGA